TGGCGTAGAGATATATTTCCTAATTACAAATACAAAAGAAAAAAAGGCAGAGATGAATCTGATGTTGATTGGTCAGCATTATTTAAAATGATTGGTGAAATAAGAGATGAGATTGCAGAGAACTTTCCTTATATCGTATTACACATAGACAAAGTTGAAGCAGATGATATAATCGCTGTACTTGTAAAAGAAAATCATACAAAAGAAAAGATTATGATTGTATCAGGTGACAAAGACTTTATACAATTACATAGATACCCAAATGTAAAACAATATGCACCTATACAAAAGAAGTTTGTAGAAGATGAGGATCCAGTTAAATACTTACACGAACAAGTAATAAAAGGCGATAGATCAGATGGTGTACCAAATATATTAAGTGCAGATGATGTATTTGTAACAGGCACTAAACAAAGACCTATAAATAAAAAGAGATTAGAGGAATGGGTAAATATAGAAAACATACCTCTTGGTTCAGAAACTAAAAAGTATTATGAACGAAATAAGAAGTTGATAGACTTGGACGAGATTCCAGGTCTTATATATAATGATATAAAGAGTAAATATATAAATTATAAAGTAAATGACAGGACGCTGTTGTTAACTTACTTTATAGAAAACAAATTGAAATCATTGATTGAAAATATAAATGATTTTTGATAACATGCATGGAGAAATATAATGGCACAAGATAATCCTAACTTGATTTCTAAAAAAGCAATGGAAGCGATGTCTACCACATCTGGTTCATCATATCCATTGATTAATGAAATCTTTTTAAAGGTCAATAACGCAAAAGACAAGCCTAAAAAGATAGATGTTTTAAGACAGTACGATAAACCTGCTTTAAGACAAATCTTAAAAGGTTGCTTCGATCCAAAAATAGAATGGGAACTACCAGAAGGTATACCACCATATATTGAAAATGATGTACCAGCGGGTACAGAACACACACTTTTAATAAACGAAACAAAGAAACTTTGGCACTTTGTTAAAGGTGCAGACGCAGCAACAAATAAACTACAGAAAGAAACTATGTTTATTCAAATGTTGGAAGGTCTACATAAAGACGAAGCAAAAGTTTTATTAGATATGAAGAATGGTACTTTAAATAAAACTTACAAAGGTCTAACCGCAGATATGGTAAGAGAAGCTTTTGGTTGGAACCAAGACTTTGTAAAACCATAACGAATCAATAGAATAAAGGGTGCGACAAGTTGTGTTCACCCTTTGTTCTTCAATAAACCCCTCATTTTACTACATTTTTTTCCCAAAATACCTGTTGACAAACACCTCTTTTTAGTGTATATTATAAATATGAAAGAGAGGATATTATATTATGCGTAAATTTTTGATAACAGTAATAGTATTAAATTCTATTATATGGTTTGGTCTATCTAGTCTGGCCAAAGCCAACGAGTATAACGAGGCAGTTGTTGGTCACGTTATATCAGAAACAATTAAAGGTACCGATATGGACCATAGTAAATTGTTAGAGGCCGAAATGAGTAAGATGGCACATACATTTGCTTTACAAATGGTTGGTGTACTACAACAACATTTACCTTACATTATGGATTCCGTAATGACACAATTAAGACTTGACCTTGATAAGAAACATAAGTGCTTATTATTAAAAGATTCTAAAATCGAGGATAAAGAATGTCAAAACAAAAAAACAAATCAGTGATAAAAAAAGTATTTAAACGAGAACTTGTAAGTAATCGTAAATATAAAACTACTTACAAAGATATTAAAAACTATTTTCAAATGATTAATAAAGCTGTATTTGATAATAAGTTGGCACCGTTTAATGAAATCTTAATTAAAAAAATTTATAAAGACAAAAGTAAAAAATATTGCTATGGACAAGTGACTGTGTGGGAGTGGAAAAGAAAAGGCACTCAACAATTTCATTTAGAAATGTTACCTGAATATAGAACTAAAAAAGATTTTGTGGACACTCTTGGACACGAAATGGTCCACCTATATCAAATGGCCAATGTAGGTGACTCTGGAAATCATAATAAATTGTTTTACAGTTTTAGACCAAAGTTAAATGCGATCGGCCTTGATTTATAATGAAAGAGATATATTATGCCAGAAGTGAGAAAGAAAAGCAAAGAAATAGACCATTACGTTAAACAACACGTAGGAGAAGCTTTGTTACAGTTAAGAGAACTATCTAAACCAAGTAATAGATCAGGTGTAAGTAGAGTTTACTACACAGGTAATTGGGTAAATGACATTTACAATAATTACACAGAAAAACAAGCACAAAAAATATTTGATAACGCCAATCAATATAGAGATAAGTTAGATTTTTTTCAAAAAAAGTTACCTGAAACTTATGAAGATTACAACGAAAAGACTTTACAAGCATACGAATATGTAGCGAGGGTTAAGTGAAAATCTTTATAAGAACTATGATGGCAGTTATTGTCATTTTGGCAATCGTCACAACAGTGTATTTTTATATACAAGATACAAAGGGAAGAGCAGAGGCATCCATACCACAAAAACCTAACTTTGAACACACAAACAATCAACAATTTTTAGTTAATGTTTTACAATGTGTGGATTATGTGTATTGGAAAAATAAAGATTTTGAAAAAGTAAATATAGAACTATTACTTGCTCAGGCAGCATTAGAATCTGGTTGGGGTGATAGTCGGTTTGCTAAAGTTGGTAAAAACTTATTTGGTATAAGAACATATGATTTACAAGACCCTCATATGTTACCATCAAACACTCCAAAGAAATGGGGTGTAAGAGTTTATGAACACGAATGTTATAGTGTAGAACACTATATTAAAATACTAAATAATGGTACGAACTTTGTAGATTATAGGAAGTTGAGAGAAGACGGAATTGACGATCCTTTATTACTAGTTGAAACACTTGGCGCTTACGCTTCAGATAAAAATTATTTTCCTAAAATTAAGAGTATAATAAAAAAAATTAGAAAAGAGTATAACATAAAATAATGTTTTTAACTATACTAACGTTTCTATCGGCCATATCTATATCTGTTATAGCGGCTGGGTATTCAATCATAGGTCTAGCGACATTGTTTGCTGGCGCTGTGATACCTATTATTGCTATGGGTTCAGCACTAGAAGTTGGTAAACTCGTTGCCGCCAGTTGGTTATATAACAATTGGAATAGTAACGTACCACGCTTATTAAAAGCATATCTCTTTGGTGCCATTATAGTTTTAATATTCATTACATCAATGGGTATCTTTGGGTTTCTATCAAAGGCACACCTAGACCAAGTTAAACCTACATCAGGTAACAATATCAAAATAGAATTATTAGATAATCAAATCAATCAACAACAAAAGATTATAGACAGATCACAAAAAACACTAGATCAATTAGACAAGGCGTTAGAAGTTTATATAGAAAAAGAATTTGTTACAAGAGGTTTAAAAGAACGTAAGAAACAAGAAGAAGAAAGAAACACTTTAAATAATGCAATCAATAACGCAAGTGATAAGATTGCTGAACTTACAAATCAAAAGGCATCTTTAAGTTTAGAACAAAATAAGATAGAAGCAGAAGTAGGACCAATTAAATATGTGGCAGAGTTAATCTATGGTGAGAACGCAGAAGATAACTTTGATAAGGCAGTTAGAATTGTTATACTCATACTCATATTTGTATTTGACCCACTCGCTGTACTTCTCTTAATCGCCGCTAACATATCATTAAGACAGTGGCGTATGAAAAGACAACTTACTCAATCTAAAAAACAAGAAGATATTAAAAGTAAGTTAGAACGACAACAAAAGAGATTAAAGAAACTTGGTAAGAAACAGAGAGATTATAAGAAGTTAGTTACACAAATGGGTGATTTTAAAGATATGTCACCTGATGAAATAAAAGTGAAATTGGACCAGATTTATGATTGGAATGATAAGAAGTAGTTTCTTAATATTATTAGTGATGATTCTATCAGGTTGTATGAAAACCGTTTGTAGAACAGACACTGATTGTCATAAAAAATTAGATTGGAATAATAAAGGATTTACACTAGTTAGAACAATCGTAACAAATGGGATAAATGTGGGCAATTAGAGGGTTGACAATACCCATAAACTATGATATATTATAAGAATGGAGGTTATATATTATGATTACAGTTGAAGATATGATAAGACTACAATTACCTAAATTGACACCAGATCAAGTTAGAAGAATATCAAATGCAGAGAGAACTTGTCAGAACGCCACAACCGATTGGAGTAAGAACTATTGGTTTACTGTGTTTAAAAAACTATGTGAGAAGTATGGTTGTATGAGTTACTTTAGAAAGGTGATACACTAATGAATATATTTTATTTGGACAAAGA